AGGTTCACGATAAGTGTGCCAATTTGTAATACCAGACACATTTTCATAAATGATTACACTACCGTTTTCTGCTGCATATCCGGTATTGATCTTGCTTACATTTTGAATTACTGTTATCACGCTATTAGCTTTTGGTGCAGTATAGAATATGATGTTTGAACCACTAAGTCTAAATGTATTTGTGGACAATTCTGTGATAGCAATGCTACTATCTGTTGCTGGTGCACTAGTGAATATCAATTGAGGTCCACTAGTTGTATAATCAGTTGAAGGTACTAACTGTACATCGTTGACTGTTACGAGTACATCATTAGGGTGTAAGCCTGCGGTAATCAAATAATTTATTTTCACCCCATCGCTAACATAATAAGTTGTGTTTGATGTGGCTTTCATTGGAATTCCATCAACTTTAACAGTTATTTGGAATATAGATAATCCACTAGTAATTGCAAATGATTTTGTTGTACCATCTCCTGTAAAAGTCAATGTAGTTGTTTGTACATTAGACTTGAAGTTAGGACTACCAACCATGATTGTATTATTACTAAACGCAACACTTAATCCATATTCTGGAGTAGGACCATAATCAATTATAGTGTCATTGACTGATTGACCATATACAAACTGCCCTGTATTCAATAATGATTCTTTATAGGGTTTTACATAATCGTATACATATGCGGCACCTGCATAAGGGAAACTGTCTTCAAATATAGTTAGATTGTTATCAAAAACTGTATTGTTATGTGAGTTTGTCGTATCTATTAAATCAAAGGTAGTATTTAAATATCTAGATGATCTAGGTGCTGTAACAACAAAACTATTGGCTTCATTGAATTGAACTTTGTATCCAAACATACCACTAGTCTGTGGATGAGGTTCTCTAATTACCTGTGTTTTAATATATGGACTAATACCTAATTCATATAAGAAATTACCATTGAATACTGCAATATTTAATTGATCATCACCGCCAAACAATGTATTGTCAATCAATCTGATTCTTAGTAAATTCTCACCAGTAGGTGAATCATATACATATGCGATAACATTCATTATACTAGCATTATTAATTGCATTTGCAATATCATATGCGTCCCCGGTTGGAATATTAACACGATACCCATTTAATAAAATATAAGTTGCACCTAAAACATTATTTGCTGCAATCAACGCAGTGATTGTACCAAACTTTTTACCTTCATTGGTAAAACGATATACTGCACCTTCTTGCCCCGGTAGTGTAACATCGTATGGACATCCAACAAGTAATTCGCTACCAGTTGTGTTACAACTTAGACTTGCGCCAAACTGTTGACCTTGACGCAATTGTGCAAATGAATCATAACTAACCAATTCAGTATCTAGTACGAATTCAGGACTGCTCAATGTAATGATATCACCTGCCTTAACATCAGGACCTATTAATAAAAAACAACTATTGGACAGATTCAATAAGAAATATTGATTTGATTTTAATGCTACACCATTAATAGTTATAGTACTGCTTGGATCTGGATTCCAAGGCAATACTAATGTGTAGAATGTCTTTGCTCCATTGCTAGCATCTTTAACATCATACTCAACTTCCCATGTTTCACTCAATCTCGTGTATACAAATACTTTACCAATATTGGCAATAGTACCATCACCGTTATAATCAGCAGTAGGTGATCCTATGAATAGTTTACTGCCATCATGATTAGTAGCCAGTGTCTTAGCATAACTAGTTGTTGCAACTTGACCTAATGAATAGTAATTACCTACACTATAGTAAGTAGAAAAGGTTAAGTTACCAGTTTGAACAAATACATTGCTAACTGTCTTAACATATGTATTAACACTTGTAATACTGTATCCTATATATTCAACAGTTTGAAATGTAGTTACATTGCTATTTGAATCATATGTACTGGTGATAGTGGTAACATATGTAGGTAGCATATTGGTATATGTATAGATTGGGACAGTATTACCAGTTAATGTGTAATTTGATACTGGTGGACCATTTGAGTCTAATAATACAAATAATTCACCATATAATACATATTTCAAATCACTAGTGTCAAAATAAACAGTTGTTTGTTCATTGTTATTACTTGAACCGGTACCAGTAAAAGTGACACCGGTGATAGCGCCATTGCCATCTACGCTAGATACAGTCACGATTATATCATTTGTATTAGGTAATCCATTTAAACTAGAACCAGATATCTTCAATGTATCACCAATTATATAACCTGAACCGGCATTCCCAAAGTCAGGTGTTACACTTAAATAAGTTGTCCCGTTAACATCTACATCAAATGTTACTGTTCCTGTACCACCAATACTAACTAGATTCGTAGCACTAACACCTGTAAATATTTTTCCATATACAGTATTATTATTTGTCAATACATAGTCTACCGAATCTAGTGTGGGATCAAAACAAATATGTGTACCAATTGGAATAGTACCTGTTAATATAACATAATATTTTCTATACTGTTGTAGATAATTGTTAGCAGAACTTGGTGTACCTCTATTAAACACTACTGACTGCGAATCATTACTGCCATTTAAATTATATCCATTGGCTAACCCTGATGTAATTATGGCGCTGGTTATTCCACCTGTATTATTAACTGTCAATACTTGTATTGTTATGTCATTTACAGGACTTCCGCCATCTAGGCTAGTACCATATATAGTTAATGTATCGTTAACATGATAGTTAGTTCCTAAATAACCTGCTGAAATCGCAACACTATATTGTGTTTGATTTAATGTTACATCAAATTTAACACCTGAACCAGATCCGCCGGTTGGTGCTACACCAAACTTAGTGTATGCTTGTGGAATATATCCAAATGTACGCAATACTGATGTTTTGTATTGTGAGTATTGAAAGAAAGTAACACGCTTGCCTGGTTCAATACTTTGTGTTTGATCACCATTTACTTTAAAATATTTTTTATCAGGTAATGTTGCTTCATATAAGTTTACAAACAATCCTGAGTTTTGATCCTGCGCAGGTAGATAAGTAAAATCTGGTTGGCGTTTAAATATCAATGCGCTAGGAGGTAATACCCACGCATCCAAATTTTGGCTTGCTTTATAACCGTCTATACCTATGAATATAAATTGCCCGTCACCTGATAATGCAACAGAATTACCCATCTCACTATTAATCGCATAGCTAATTGTTTGCTCTTCTACTAGTGCTTCTACTTCTGGCATTTGAACTATGCGATAAATGTAGATGTATGATAGAGCGCTATCTGGTTGGGTGATTACCATGAACTCATCATTTCTGGCAATTACTTTACCAAACGGAGCCATCTTCTCTATAGTGTTTCTTAATATAAAGCCATTGTCAGTTTGTTTATATACATATACTTTACCAGCGCCACTATCTCCAACCACATAACCAACCTTAGGTACATAATTAACGCTATCACCATATGTTGTGTTTCCGCTTATACTACCTAAAAAGTTTTGTTTTGTATAATTTAATGATTTCTGTAGTACTGCCCAATTATTGGTTTCACTTTTATCTACCCACACCAAGTTGTTTGAATACTCATAAGGAATAGACAAATTAATCAATTGTGTAGGGTCAGAGATTCTAACTGACTCTAAATTTACGACAAACGATGCACTTGCATTTGTTATTTGAGTAATACTATTGCTCAATGTTACTGTAATTACATATGTTAAATCATTTAGAACTGCTACTATTGAATAGTATCCATCTATTCTACTATCATAGTAAAGTATACCAATGATGCTGCCAACATATAATTTAGGATTTTTATTAAATTTTACGGTAGCAGTACCATTTAAATTATTAATAACACTAGATATAGTTACTCCTGTTATTGGAATTGCACAATATATACCCCATGTACCTGAAATATCTGCTATATAAACATAGTCATCACCATATAAATTATAGATAGTATCATTTTGAAGTTGTGATAAATTATAACTTACAACAGTTGTGTCTGTTAAATTTACATATCCTGCGCTTGGAACTCCTGTAACCGTTTGTGTTGTTGTTAAAGGAAGTATACTTGTATTATTTACCAGTCTTCCATAATTAATTAATTTGTATAGAGGTACTTCTTGTTGGCTAGCAGTCACTGGTGTGTCAATGATAACGCTTGCAATTGCAGGGTTACCTGTCAATAACCCACCATCTAATGTAAATTCAATAAAGTTTTGATTTAGTAATCCACCAAATTCATTTGTTTGTATTAACCAATTCTCATACATGTTATATGAGAATTCTATACTATTTAAATCTATGTTCTGCATTAAGTTCAATGCATTTTCAGTTCCCTTTAAACCAATCATTGATTGATATAGGTTAACTTGGCTAGGATCAGTTAAATTTATATCAGATAGATATGATTTTGGTCTATAACCAATTAGTGAGTAACTTAACAAATCCGCATCATTTTGTAAATTACTACTATATGTATTATAGTAAAGTTCACTTTCACTTGCTCTTGTATTTGGATTAGCTAATAAACCCTTATGTATTTTTTGATATTGAGTTTTTATCCAATCGCTACTATTAAATGTATCGCTAGGAATAATTACATCTATGTTAGCCATATAATAGCTATTTTTATACAATACTGTATCACCTTTATAGTATTGTTTATTTGGTTCCCACGCAACTGCATTATCTTGATTGATAATGAAGCCAGGTGCATACAATGTACCATTCCAGTTATTGCTCTTAGTGCCTCTTAGGTATATGCGTTGCTGTCTTAAACCAGTTAATAAATTAAATATCACATCATTGAAAACTGTAACATTATCAAATACAATTACATGTTCTGTGCTGCTTAGACTACTACGGAAGTAGCTGATTGCGTCACTTTGACTTAGTGATGATACTGTGAATTCTGTGTCAATACGAGATATTGCTAGTGTCTCTAATGGCATTTGCACTAGATTTTGATTTAGAATAAAGTTATTCTTATAATCTGTTAGTGGTTGAACAACACTAGAACCACTATCAATTGTCATAACATTAGCGTTAGGGTTTACATTGATAGTACTACCAACTTGCCATCCGCTATTATACCAATATATAATTTCAGAAATCATCTGCTCCCAATTAATTGCAACATTGTTTTCAATGTCGTTAAATTGCATGCCTTGACTTTCTAAATAAACACCGTAACCTTTTAAAAATTCACATAATAACTGTATTGAACCAAACTCATATCCATATGCAGTAGTAACAATATTTGTAGTAAAGTCAACAGGTATTTTAACTGTTGTAGGTCCTACTGATATTGGATTTACTAAATTGTTATAGTAAGGAGCATAACTTAAGAAGTATGCTTTGTTTTGACTATTACCAAATACTTTAAATCCTGACAATGTTTTTTGTACAATCACTGAACTATATACAATGATGTTGGTTGGTTCATTTTGATATAATACAATATTATAACTATCATCGGGTATCAATAGCGAACTAGTAGTACTGTTTGGGCTACCTTTTTCAATGAAAAATTGTAGTTGTGAATGATCGCTAAAACCAGCCATTCTATATGCTAATCTAATGTCTAAGTTGGTTAATACATTGTATACTTCAGTAGTTCCATTAACACCAAATTGTTGTAAGTAATCAACGACCCAATCAATATAACTATGCTGTGCATAATTATCTATTTGATCACGGCTCAATCCTGAACCACCACCGTAGAATTGAATTTTTCCTACAGGAGTTCTATATCTATTATAAACTAAAAACTGATTGAACTCTGTATTATAATTGTACACATCTAAGTCTAAACCTAAACAAAAGAAATCGCCTGGCCTTACTAAGGCATATATTCTCATTAAGTCAAAGGGGTAGCTGCTACTCTTTAGATAGCTATATTCTACGGGACCAACATCACCAACTTTCCAATCATTACTGAATTCAGTTACTTTATATCGTGTGATTAATCCGTTGATTCTGAATGGACTTAATAAATTACCATTCTCATCAACTGGAATGATGTTCAACAGGCCTGGTCTAGCATGTGTAGTATCAATGTATGAGTTTCCATTATTGTAAACAAAGCCATTGCTTAAATCTGTCCATAACAATAAGTTATCGCTTGTATATGGTGCAGTGCCATATCTACTATCCCACCAGTTAGGTTTAATTTGGAAACCTAACATTTCCCATGGTCTAGTGTGTGGATTAGTAGTATCATATAGATTTAAGAATATACCTCTCCAATTACCACTAGTGAAAGAACCAGTATTTAAACTTGTAACTGCATTACTATAGTTGTAAGTACGATCATTTGTACTTTCATAATTTTGTGTAACATAGTTAACACGATTTAATCCTACCCAATTTAAGAAATTAGTACTATAAATTGACATGTACTCATCATATGTATACCCAGTATCTCTGAAGTATCCAGGGCGTAACATATCAGGTTGAATTGTAAAAGTAGTGTTTACTTTCATGTTATTATAAACACGCAATTCAAACTCATATAAAACTTTATCACGGAAATCTTGCAATAACCCATTGTTATAGTCACCGTATAATTTGTTGTAACTACCATCATGTCCTATGATGAAGTATGTGGGTTGTGTGTATGTATCATCTAATACAACCGCAGGGACAAACTTTGGATATAGACCTAACTTAGTAGGTGTGTTAGGTATGTAACTTCCATAAGTTTCATAATATTCATTAATCAAAACATTATCGTGATCTTCTAATGCCAATACGATTTCCAAATAATTATCAACTATGATATAATCAATGTCTTTTGTCAACTGTGTCTGTACTGGTAACCCATCAATAACTCTGTTTACATAAACTAACACACCATAATAATTTGCAGCAGTATAATCATATACTCTGCTTAATGGAAATAATGCTTGTGATAAACCAATTCTAAATGTATAACTATTGCTTACACTTGGGTTTTGGTTTGGTATCATATCACTCCAGAAGAATGGATTCTCTGGGGATTTCACACTTGTCATAATACCTAATACTTCATCCAACATTGATGCAGGGCTACTATAAGGACTATAGTTTTGTTGATCTACTGTGTGTACAAGTGTTGATTTAAATTTTATATATTCATTGCTATTGAAGATTAAACTATCAAAGAATTTTCCATTTTGATTGCGAATGAACGCTGCGGCTACTGCTAGGCTACTACTGTTTTGTATAATCTTTGTACCATATGTTATTGTCAATGGTCCTAAATCTCTATAATTATTTGATCCAAATACAGCACCTGATATATTTGATCCTAAATTAGAAACTATACTACTGTAGTGATTCTTAATATCACCGCTTGTTATTGCAGTAATACTAAAGTTAAATGGGTTGTGATCTAAATTTGATGGTATTTCAAAATAACCTAATTTACTAACTTGATCACTATACAGTTTGATATCAACATGTGTGCCGTTCGCAATACTTGTATTGATAGTGACTGTAGTTGTATTACTCGTATGAGTTACTGTATATGATGAATTACTTACAATTATGTTATCAACATAAACAATAACAGTGGGCCATACAGTTGTTTCGCTATCTTTTACCATAACATCTGCTACAAATATAGGACCATTTACCATTGTCGTGGTATCGTAGATGTAATTAAAAATTTGATATTGGAAACTGTTTTCAGCGGCTGTCACCCAACCAATTTTTCTTACTAAATTATTATTAATATCATATGAATGTACATATGAATTGTTAACTGGGTCGTTAACACTGGTGTTATTAAGTACATAGTTAAATGTTTGTGTATTGAGCGTATTTTCAAATACAATATCATTTAGATTCCCTACACCACTATAACTAATAGGTAGGTTCAATACTGAGTCTACTGGACCTGATCCAACTTGGTATTGAAAAAGAGTACATCCTTTAAAATCACTACCTGAATAATATTCTTGATCGCTTAAACTATTACCATTACCATCAAATAAATCAAACAATGGAAATTGGTTTACAGTATTTTTCTCCTGTGCATTTATCCATATGTTTCCATCAAAATAAAAACTATAACCACCGTTGGCATCACCCCTAGCTACATGCACACTATCTAAGTATTGAATATTACCATCATACGCTTCACTCAAAGTAATAATTTGTTTATGATTAACTGTTGCAAGATGACAGGTATATATTTTATTTCTAACTTGTAAATTATTGTCAGCCGCAAACACTATTCTTGCACCTTCGAAAAGTCCTGAGGTAGGACCATCCGGATGATAAACTGTTTGACCATTCACAGTTGATAGTGCGTTTGGTGTAGTATTGTCAAAATAATCTACGGTATCTTTACCATTAATACCATGTGCAAACAGTCTTAGATTAGGATAAAATTCAATGATTGGTCGTTTTGCACGATTTGTAGTTCCGGCTAACGCAGCACTTGCCTTAGGACTAATAGAATTATTTGCAACTACAATTTTTAATACATCAGCATGAAACCAACAATTTCCACGACTCCATGCATTTCTATCACGAGAATTACGATTAATTGTTATGTAATCAGGTAAATTAGGTAAGTCATTGCTGTTGTCAAATGTGTTTGTACCATAAAAATCAGAATCATAAGGTTGATCAATGTATTCACCAAATGGCTCTACAATAGTTTGATTTTTACTAGGTATCAAATTAATGCTATCACCCACACCCTCAACATAGTAACTATCGTTTAAATAGCTTTCTGGAAACACATTACCGGTGAATGTAACTCTTAATCCATTTGTAAATACAATACCATTTGATGCAGTATATGTAGCTCTTCCTAAAATATCATTGATATTCAACTTACCACTGAATACATCATCTACAATTTTTATAATACCAAACTTTTTACTATTTGATCCATCAACATAATATAAAGTATTCAATGGTGCAGTAATCAAAGGGATTGAAATGATTTCTGCTTGTGAATTTTTAACAAACTGTTTACCAATATATTCTTTTCCTGAACTCACATCAATGCGTGTTTCTGTTGGTATTGGTGTAACAGGTGTTAGTAAAATAACTTGATTTGTAGCTGATCCTACATAACTAATTCTATACAAGTTATCATTAATTGTACTAGCATCAACAGGTGAAATGGCACTAGGTGTTTGACCATAAAACAATAAAGTTTTACCTTGTAAATTACTGATACCATCTATTGTGATTTCACTAGCATATTGCCCATTGATATCATTAAAATTAAGTGTAGTTACTAAGTCTACAGTAATACCTGGTAAATATTTCAAAGAGTCTTGTGCATCAGACATAGGCACAGTAAAAGTGATAGTTGACTTGGGAATACCATTATTAGTTAATCCATATATATCACGAGTACTTACATTTGTTTGAGTTGGGTCAACACCTGATAAACCTGGCATTGTTTGAATATAAAAAGGTACAGCTTGATCTACAACAAAGTTGTATGTACCGCCTCGCACCAATGTAATTTCAGGATTACCTGTTAATGTAGCACCTGTATTACTTATTGAAAAATCATATGTATTTGGATTACTAATGACTGTTAAATTTGCATTTAGTAATAATTTATCAGTTGATATATTAACACTTTCAGGTCCAGATGGTATCCAATAATATTGTCCATAATTGGTAATCTTATCTAAGTCAACAAAACTATCCCAGCAATAAAATTGATTGTTAAATAATTTGTTATCACTAACTTCTATTCCACTTTCTGTTTTTATTGCATCAACTATACCCGGATATGTTATCAAGTCTTGTACTTGACTGGTGTCAGGATTTTGAAATATAACAGCTGGTTCTAATTGATAATTAGTTCTGATATTGTCAGGCTCTGCTAGATATGTATCTGTACCCTTTACTCCGTAACCAAATTTACTACCAATAAATCCTTGCACTTTTTTAAAGTCAGGTTGTTGAACAAGCTGATCTAGTGTAGCATTTAAAAATAATTGATTTGTACGGGTTTGAAAAATTTCTGGCAAGAAATTAATCGTTCTAGTTCTTGTTACCATATGTTAAACTCTTATCCTGTTTGTAATACGCTAGGTGTAAGTGATGTGATTACAACGATATCTGTTGTGACTGCACAATTTACAAAAATCTCATAAGGTGCACTTCTTATTTCATATAAATCACCAAATACTAAGTTTGGATCTTTTGGCACTAATACTACACTACTTACATAATCACCTAATACACTATGTAGATATGCACTTAGTTCACTGAAATAAAATGTGTCACCAAAATTCCAATTTTCTATGCTGAAATAATTATTGATTTCACCTAATACGCTTGTAGCAATTTCACTATCACTCGCAGTACTACCTGCATTTTTGATTACTTTGATTGTAGCTTGAAGACTTGGATCTGCTTTTGCACCAAACAATGGTTTAAACTGAACACTATTCATTATGATATTATCAGTAAGCATTTTGAAATTGTTTAAGTTGCTGTAAGCAGTTGTTAATTCTTCTAATGTAGGTACATCTGGTTCTGACACACTTCCAGTTGTGTCTGTTATATAATTTGTGTAAGCAGTATAATAGCTACTTGTTACCAAATATAAATCAATGATATTTGTAGTCGCAGGATTAATGCGAGTTGTGTCACCTGATACATGTTGATATTGAAAATATAAACCTTGTCTACCTGTTTTAGCCATATAATTTGTAAGTTGATTGACTGTATACAAATTAACATAGCTTGGATTTTTTACAGTAGTATAAAAGTTATCTTCAAATGGGGCATAATATATTGTGTTAACTGGAAATTGATATTTAACAAATTCAATATCACTCAATGTACCATATTGATATACTATATTGCTTGTAGGTATCATTACATAGCGTGATAGTAAGTTTGCATCTGTGATTTGTTGAAAGAATACAAAGTATTGGTAATTGCTATCACCAGTTGTATAGTTGGTTACAGCAGTAAAAATATCTGGGTTGCGAATAACATCAGACAAACTACCGTTCATCGTGCTAACCTCAACGCTATAGTCATCTGGGTAACCATCGCTCTCAGTAGGTTGACCCACTACATACAATTTAATATCTTTAGGTATTGGACTATTAGCAACAGGCTGACTGTTACTTTTTAATATGGTGATTGTATCTTGTGCTACTTTTCCACTTAGTGGATCATATATAACTTTTCCCTGATCATATGAAAAACGAACTTCACTAACGCTAGCAAAGTAATATGCAGTACTATTATATGTAACCAAATAACTATTACCACCTAAACTTTTAAAAGTAACAAATGCATCTGGATTTTCGTATGTGCTTAAGTTCCAACGAGTAACATTTGCACTAAGCGTGTTATCATATGTTAATGAAAAATTGTTATTCAAGCTAATTTCTGTTATTGCGTTTTGTACAACAGTATTACCAATCACATTTGTGAATGAAGGTATAACAGTAGTTATTCTACAACCATTTGGGACATATGTGCTTAATACAACCGGGCCTGTACCATCACTTAATGTTCCGCTACCATAATTAGCACCATCACCGATTATCGTTACTACATTAGCCCAAATGTAAAATATATCACTAGGTCCAGGAATACCCTCTACTAACAAGTTGTTTTCATCAAAATAATAACCTGCAGGTGCAACAAATCTACATAATGCACCCTCTGTTAAATATTGTCCTCGACCAGACCCATTTACACCTACACCCATTGGGCCACTTTCAGTAAAGAAATACCCAGTTGTTTGTTCGTTATCTCTAGTTGCCTGATACCAATAATAGATATTACTCAACGAATCAGCAGGGAATGCTACCCATGGATAATTTTGAACATAATATTGTTGTGCACGATGTCCACCTAATATGGTTGCTAATTTACCTGTAAAGAAACCAATAATATCACTACTACCATTGGATGTGAAGTTTACAAATCCTGGTGTATTGTCTACATATAAACCACCATCATCAGCAAAATCATTTGTGCTAGAGTACTTTGCACTTGGATCTAATAAATCATAGTTACGACTTACTCCAACACTCACACGATTAAGTGCTTTACTTTTAATAATTGAGTTATATAGGGTAAAAGGAAAACTATTATAGTCTTGTCCATTAACCATACGATTTTGTGAATAGAAGTTTTGTGGTGCACGACTCTTTATTTCAGCAAGTGTCTCAGGGGTTTGTGCATTGCTAACAGGTAATTGTAGTGTTAGTGTCAATGATATTGTTTCTGTTCTATTGTACTTGCTAATGTAATTAATCTGTACAGTAATGCCACGCATTTCACTTGGATTAATTGTATATGATTGAGCATTGCTCGATCTAACCAATGCAACAAATGTGCCAACTGGTATTTCACTAAATACACCATCACCAAATGCATAACTCACTGTATCATTGAATCCAGATATAACACTATACACTTTTCTTTTACTACCTATTGTAGTAGTATTCTGTGTGTTATAGATGTTATCTACTTGTGTCCACTGTGTATATGCACCAGTTGTAGGATCTATTTGGAATAACCATGTATCAGTATTATTAATACCTGAAATTGTTCCAATTGAAATAACATTGTTTATAGTTTGTTCCGTTACCGTAAATACATATTGTTGCAAACCGCCTTGCTTGAAATAAGCAAAGAAACCAGTATTGGTGCTTCCATAACCTAACTTGTCATTTCTATATAAGATATTGAATATATTTGTTGGGGCAGGGCCTATTTCATATAAACTGTTTGAATTTACACTAGTAACGCTAACACACTCAAAATTCATACTTACATTGTTAATTTTAGCTGAGAATGCACCAACTGGGGTACTATTTGGTGGTATACTCAAACTATATTCATCTGTTTTTATGTTTAATAATGTTTGACTGTTTCCGGGACGACCAATGCGTTGTGAGCTTACTAGAGCTGCATTTATTACTGTATTGAATTGTTCTTGCCAGTTAGGATTAGCAGGATCATTATATATGATAGCTAAATTACTAAGGTTAATACCATTGATATCTGATACTGCTTCTGTTGTTTGTATACTTGTTATCTTTAATAGTCCTTGACCTGCAAGATTTCTTTTAGGGGTGTATCCAACTAAGTTTGCTAATTTAATTACGCTGTCTCTACGCTGTGCAGTATCAATAAAGTTTTCACGAGTATTTAAATCGTCACGAAAACTCATTGCTTGACCCATGAAAGCCATTAAATCTAGTAATGCTACATATTCACTAGATTCAGTATAGTCATTAAATGTTTCAGGATAATAGGCACGCAAGTAATCTACGAATGTTTTTCGTAGGCTTTCAAAGTCGTAGCTTTGAAAATCAGCTTGGTTGTAGGTCTGATAGATTGCTTTCCAATCATTCACCCCAAATAAATTTGATTGTCTAGAACTTGTTGCCATATTTTTTCTCTATATTATATTTATCGTATCAAAAATCACGGTTTTTGATTAAGATGATACTACGTTTGCAGTACTAGACTTTTGATCAAAATAAACTGATAACGTGGTTGGATTTAAAAATGGATTAATTGCTAGTTCAAGATTGACAATCATTCCGGTGTCAGTTGAGGTAAGGTTTATGCTATTTAATATAATTCTTGGATCTAAACTAGCCATACGCTTTAACTCGGTAGTTACTGCTAGTCTATTATCTACTGTATTTGGTTCAAATATATAACTGTATATATTGGTACCATAATCAGGGCGTCCAGGAAGTGTACCTTGCTGGATATTCAAACTGTTTATAAAGTCTTGTAATACAATGTCATAGTCTATTGTTCTATATTTGTTGCCATAACGAACTGATGTTCCTTGATTTGTATTTCCTATTGTATCTACAAAACCTGTTTGATATCCATTGTTTATAACATTATCGACATGTTGTGTACTGAAACCTATATATGTAGCCATAAAATTTCCTTATTAAGTAATGTCCAATGGGGGTATTCTATTGTCACCCCCTAATAGTTTCTTAGACTGTGATACTAATCCAGATTGATCGACTGTGTTACTAGCTACAACTGGTAATTTAACATCTAGTGTTCCACTAGATAAAGCATTTACTTTTCCTAATAATGCATTAGAATCAGCAAGACTTAACCCTGCCGTTGCAAGATTTGTTATACTCTTAGTTCCTTGTCCCGTTAATGCATTTAGTGATGCAGCGCCACCTGATACTGCATTAGCTATTCCATTTAATTGTGATGCACCTGGCGTAGAAGCTATTGCAGTTGAAGCAGCATTATCAACTAAATTAGTAAGACCACTAGCACCTCCGGGTAGATTATTTAATCCACTAGCGGATGCTGCCTGATCTAAACCTGATGATGCAGCAGTGCCTATTGAGCTTAAGTCTTGTGGTACATTTGCAGTGAGAGGTTTAAACTTTGCAATGATATTTGAAAATAAATTTGACGCCGTGCTTGTGAATTTTGATGCTATATCAATACCACCTAAATTACTAAATGCTTGCATTGTTTTATCTACCAATGCACCGGCATAATTACCTGCTGCCAGTAAATTTAACACAGAACTTACTGCAGGAGAGGGTACTGCATTTAATGCACTTGTTGCACTTGTTGCATCTATTTTTCCTAAATTACCACCTACTGCTTTTAATGTATTACCAACACCTGCAATCGCACCGCTCATTATTAAACCACCTGTTTGAGCGGCACTTTCATTTCCAGTAATTGCACCAAGATTGGTTAAGTTTTGTTGTGAGTTTTGTAATAAGGTATTGACACAACTTGCTTGTGATGCAGTATCATTAATAAACTGATTTACATTTGTAATGCCATTTTTACCAGTAAAAATTGCATTAGGCATACTATCTGCTAAAGATTTACCACTATTCAAACATTGTTGTACTGCTGAACTAGAACCTGGCTTAATAAATCCTGCATCATCTAAGTGTTGAGGTGATAAACCATATGCCCCAATAACACCGGTACCATTTACAACACCTGCTCCTGCTTTGGCTGCATCGGCTAAAGGACCTGACTGTGCATTGACTGCTACTTGACTTGCCATACTTCTAGAGGTTGCAGTATCTAGTGTACCTGGTCCTCCGTTAACAGATGGGGAGGTTGCTGCAATTGCAGGCGATGTTACTGCATTTGGAGTTGCAGGTGCACTATTATTTGCGGCTTGTACACTACTACTAGGTGGGCTAGGAAATGCACTACTAGAATCTTGATTTACTTTTACATCTACTCCCATATTGGCATAAGACCAAGGGCTATGCGCAGGTGCTCTAGAAACTATACTAGACAATTTACCAGGTGCCGCGGCCCAACCAACACTATCACTAAACAATGTATCAGGGTGTTGTACGATAGGAAGTTGTTTTACTTCGGCAGGTGTTAATGCAGGGTCACCGCTATTAAGCTTAACATTTTTGCCATCTAATACTACCGCAGAGTTTTTACTTTTTATACCAAATTCTCCGGTTGTAGCAATAGACATTTTGCTTTCAGTCTTTAGTGTATGCTCACCCTTAACATATCCTCTATATGTTGTCCCCACAAAACTAGATGTTTCTTTAAGACTTTCAGTTCTAAAATTCTCTCCACTTATATTGACATCCTTAAGAGCCTTAATATTAACATTTCTATCTGCATGTAAGTTCAAATCACCCTGAGTACGAATGTTTACGCTATTCATAGCGTACATATCAATCGTACCTTCTTTACCTAATTCAATATAACTTTTACCATTAGCATGAATAATGAACAATGTTTGTGCTTTATCATTCATCATAATCATATGACCAGTAGCAGTACGCATCCTCATTAGTTGATCTTTGCCGGTCACATCACCATCATCCATTACAAATGTGTGACCTCCCAATCTACCTATGATTTTAAACTTATCATCAGGAGTTGAAGAATCACTAATTGCTGCTTGAATAGTATCATTTGTATAACCACCTTTGTATATTGGTCTGCCGGGTGTGCTTATTCCAAATACATGACTAGGACTTTCACGAGTACTACTACTAGAAATTGTGCCGCGATCTTGGTCACGAATCAATCCTTGCTTGTTTAATATTGCTGCCTGATAACTATGCACCGTTCTTGGTTGGTCTGATAGTTTAGGATTTTTACTATGTTCAGGATTAGCATTATTGATTTCACTAACAGGTAGAGTTTTTGCACCACCGTAACTACTTGCTTCACCACCATTTGCAATAATTTTGCTACTACTACCTATAGCAGGAACCATTTGTGTTATGCCTGGTTTAGGCAAACTGCCTATATAGTAGCCTTGACTGGGATCACCATTTAAAAATACACATATCACTTCAGTATTGATATCAGGTGGGGTCATCCACATACCATAACTATTTGGATTACCTACAAATTTACCATCATCTGATGTACTACTTGTATTCGTTGTGTACCCAAAGAAAGGGCTCATATAGTTTACTGAGGTCCAGTATGCAGGGTTATCCTGATCTAGACCACTATCCTGTCTTATCAAGTAAACATCTATTTTACCTGAGTGTGCTGGGTCTACATTATTTTTAACTATACCAATAACTGCACTAGGTATAGGTGTAGCACCTCCTCTAGTATCTTTATTACTACTAAAGCTACCAAATGTTTTTATGACATTATCGTTACTATTATATCCCATATTATATCTACTTAATTATTAGCTTCAGCCGTTGCTGGCGGTGGTGTCACATTGGTTGGGTTTGAAGTATTACTGCCTGAAGTATTATTTGCGTTTGATGCACTATTAGGATCATCAAAGTTAGGTACTGCAAATTTCATTGTTTGTGTAAAAGTACCTCTACTGAACATACTTGTTACTTGCCAAACATTCAATGCAAGACCTTTAATACCTAAACTTTCTGGATAATTGTAGAAGAATATATCATTATCTTTTGCTACATTCAATAACCCAGTATTATTGTCATAATCACTTGCGTCCCTAAAATCTATTTCTATGAATATTTGACTTGTTGTTGGGTTAATTGACCAACCATCTTCACCGTAATATTTTTCAGTTACCACATCAAATCCTCGTGCAGTACAATTTATCAAGTAATCAGGATCACCTAATATTGTCATCTTTGTTGCTAACTGCGTAGAAGGACCATATAAGAAAGATTTTATAGGACCAATGGTTTTTCCAAACCATTGATTCATTCTTCCATGAGCCATTGAATCACTAGATACTACCCCTGCTTGTGTAGTATTATCATTATTACTTATAGATCCGTCGCTTTCAGCCATTAAATTGAAATACAATAAATTATAATTTTGTTCAAAACTTAGTATCTCTTTACCTGTACCAGATAGATAAGTGTGTTGATATCTTTTGTATGGTCCTGGGTATGTATCTTTCTTACCAACATTAAACGACTTAATAAATGGTACATTATGAGGTTGTACTATAAAAGTTATATTTGCACTATTTGTTTTTCGTTTATGATCATACTCACCTAAAGTGACTTGAGGGGTAATCATAAACCATTTAAATGATTTGCTGTTTGCACCTGGGTTTGCAGATCCAGTAGTAGGAGTTCCGTCAGGGTTTATACTATCTTCTTTATAATATTCAGATAAAGCACCAACAATATAATTACTTTGAGTAATTACGGTATCTATGACATTGACAATAGGTTGATCATTAACTGCAAGTGTTTTGTTTGTAAACTCTACGGTTAAGGCATTAGCGCTCTTTCGTGTATTACTTTGTGCTGAGTTTGATACAGTTGATGTAGGTGTATTGTCAGTTGAAACAGTGGTAATGTCCACCATTTTTGCTGTATCAATATTAGAATTAGATGCAAACTTGATATCATAAGTATCTTTGACTTCATATTTTCCTGTATCCACCAACTCTTGTTGTCTTGCGTTTAATGCCTTTATCAATCCTTTGTCGCCTGTTAACATTTCACCAACAGTTGATCCATATATAGAAATTTGATTTCCTACAACTCCCCTGAGTCTACCCATTGCCAAAATATCACCAACTAGTTTAGCTCCTATATTATATGTTATCATTTTATCATTGAGCTTAAAGTCAAAACTAGATATAGTAATGGGCCAACTTCTTTCTAATGCGGCAGAACTATCAGTAATAGTTGGGTCTTGTGTACTTGTTTGTTTAACAACATTACCATCTGAATCATAACCATAAAATCTAACAACTAAAAGATATATTGCTTGTAATGCAACAACAGTTTCAGAAATGTTATCTGAAGGTCTAAACAATGTACTTTTTTGTTGTATTTCTCTTACTGCTTTAACTAAGTTAGTGGAAAACTTAAACCCATGTGGTTCAAAAACTTGAAAACTAAAATCAAAAGAATTAACAGGTGAGGTAGTTATCTTTGTATTGACATTGGTTACTATTTTTAAATTATCAATATAGTAATCTAATTCAAATCCATCTGCTCTTGCAGTTGGACCACTATTATTGATGCCACCACTTTGTACAATTAATTTCCAATCACTAGGTGTATTTGCACCACCTGTTGCATATTGATTATATGATTCAGGAGTAATGCTATACAAACTAATATTATATGTATAACTAGAAAATTGAGATAGTGGATTGTCTCTTGGTGTTTTTAATTGCGAGGAAGTAGATGAAGATTGCTGTCCTGCTATATTATTAGGTGCGCTTGTATTATTTTCTGTATTTGGTTGTAAATCAGGTGCGTTATTGGTACTGGTATCAGTAGAGTTTGCATTATTGATAGGTTGCACAACAGGCGTTGTTTGATTTGATGTATTATTTACCGGGGTAGTTGCAGGTTGTGCGCTTTCAATCCTAGTTTGCCAAGCAGCTACGATACCACTAAGTGTATCTCCTACTTTTACTGTAACAGAACTACCATCAGGTAATACAATAGTTTGTCCAGGTGTTACTTGATGTAAATTATTTAAGTTATTACTGTTCCCTACTTGTGTAACTAATTGTGAAAATGTTTGCGTAGAACTGATAAATTGAGTAGGGTTTAGATTTAATCCAGAAGTTGCCATTGATTATATTCCTAATGCAGTTTTTAAGTTTGCGATATCAGGTAAATATATACTAGTTCCTGCAACAAAATCAAATACAGGATCTTTAAGTCTATTTGGATTTCTTTGTGCAAATACCCACCATAACCTACTATCATTATACAAGTCATATGCTAACAAATCAGGTCGTAGATTATATGTTAAGGTTATTTCCCAAAATATATCGGTTGTGTAGTAAGGTATACTTCTATTCTGCATAACATCTAAGTACATATTGTTTGATGTTAAAGTTGAATAGTATGGGCTAGTAGCCGGATAAACAACATTTGCCATTACCAGAATCCTTTAGTGCTTAATAACTTACCTGATGAGTAATCATGTAAGCTAAAGTTGTTAGAAACATTTGCCCTGCTAACAATGGGCAACAATGTAAGTTGTATTTGCATTTTAGTAGGTACATAACTAAGACTTTCATTAGTTGTTAATATTTGAGAAGTATTATTATTACTATTAAAAGGGGGATTGGCTTTTTTTGCACCAGGGAATAAGTTTGATAGAGCTAATCTAATCTGACTAGCCGTACTTGTTTTGCTTGATCGACTTGGTATTGCAGTTATTGCTTTTCCAGCCCATGCAGATCCTATTCCAGTTCTTATATAATCTACATCATTTGGTAATGAATATGTAAATGAACTAACTAATACTGGATGGTTAGAAAATTGATATTGTCCATAACCACTCAGATAACACAATGGGGGAGGAACCCCACCAATTGGGTCAGAGTCTTGTCCATAAAACATTTTCGTAACACTTCTAAAAAAGTGTATTACTGCTAATACATATTGTCCTTCATTTACATCCTGTGCAGTAAAATCAGCAGTAATTTGTATTTCATCTACTTGACTGTTTTTATAAAAATACATTTTATAATTAGTATGTACTATTTCGGCTGCATCATAATTAGCTTTGTATCCTACATTGATAACAGGTGTATACGGAAATATAACACCTCCTGTCAAATTCAAAGGGTATAGTATGTTACTACTATCAGTTGCTAAGTTGTAAAGATAATTAGCATTTGGTGCCAATGATAATTTCAATCTCCAATCCGGTATAGGTGTAGATTGTGGGTTATTATTTGGTGCTACTGCCAATGAGCCCGGCGTTGAACTATTTCCTACTAGTCCTGCTAGGTTCTTATTGGGGCTACTTGGAGCACTACTACCGCCGGTTCCACTACCTGAACCATTAGGTGTACCTTGTCCTGTTGGTGAACCTGATCCTCCACCTGATCCTCCACCTGACCCACCATTTCCATCACCAGATCCAACTACTGATTGTCCTGATGGTGAATTATTTGATGCCCCTGAAGATGATGAATTTTGATTTTGATCGGACTGTGCAGGTATTTGCTCTGCATTAGGCTTACTTTCAGCTTGATTGTTACCTGCAGGAGGGGTATCTGAGTTTGGTGCAGTTTGGTTTTGATCAATAGGTCCGTTAACTGTTACATTTGCAACAGGATTTGATGCTTGTGTTGGAGGGGTAACAATTGCATTTTGATTTGCAGCTTGTGACTGTGCATCAGTTATTTGTGTAATAGTTTTTTCAGGTTCAACTTGTATACTAACTGCAAATTCACCTGTAGGTAATGGCCCGTTGTACCCAGTACCAGGTACTAATGTAGTATTTAATACATTGGTATCGGTATTTGGTGCAGTAGTATTTGTATCTGGTGTAGCCATTCTTATATGTACCTTTACTAAATAGTATTTATCACGATAAAAATCACCATTTTTTACCACTAATTGTTGCAACGCTACAACAAGAGTGTTATACTTATGTTATACAATAACGGAGTCATATGACTATAACAACTACCAAAAAAACAGTAAA